GTTAGAACTAAACTCGCCCTCTAAATCGGCAACCGTTACAAAGACTGCTGGCCACCCACTAGGATTAGGCACTTCGGCAGGGTATACCTTTTGTACGGACTGCAAAGCGTCTATCTTAGATATAATCTGTTTTTTAATCTCAGCCATAGCCGAATAAGTCGTCATACTCTTGCTCCAATCTGATTAAGTGTGTCCTGTACAGCGTTCTCAAACTCCGCATCGGTATATCCTTGTGTCACTTCTACTGCATCAGCTAAGAACGGTCTAGCTTTCATGAACCGAGTACCCTCATGTACATATAAAGCATAACTAGCCATCGGTTCTATGCTGGCTCTAAGCGGTGTCTCAAACTTAGTGGTGTGCGAACGTCTTAAGAACCCCGTCTTAACAGGTGTTATCCTCTGGGATTGTTTAGTAACATTTAATGCTACACGCTTAATAGCTTGGCTAAGATTTTTAGTCATAAGATAAGGCGACATATTAAAAGCCGACTTAATCTGTCTAGCGTTTTTAATCTCTATATTTACGTTCATGTCTGACCGTCCATACTAACTAAAGTTAATTCTTTATGATCCAGTAAACTAGCTCCGGCATACTCTACTATTCCCTGAACCGAATAAACTTTATCTGTGTCAATTATGTGTATCTCATCACCCTCACGAATATCTACAGAAGTATCAACAAAAGCCGTCCATACCGTGCCATACCTGCCACCACTCATTTCTACCCTGTCTGGGCGACTCTCTGGCTGTATATCGCCCGAATAAGCCGTCAAGGTGGCACTCATAGCCCATCTATTAGTAACGCCTATCCTACGCTTTCTAAACACCTCAAACGTAGAAGTAGGGAAGTATATGGTCATAACGTATCTGCTATATTGTATTGTTTATATCTGCTCAGTAAGTCGTCAAGTCCCAACTGGTCAATTAAGGAATCGCTAGAGTTAGCACTAGCTTGGAAGTATTCTATAGACCGAGAACCCTCTTGTTTTTTCTTTACTGCCGTACCCGAAGCCGAGTTGTCTACATAATAACAAGCTAAAGTAACGCAAGCTTCCGCTAAATCTGATGGGATAGTGGCATATCCGGCAACATAAGTGACCCGATACATATTCCAGCTTCTTACCGTATTGAATAACAACTCTATAACCCCTGCTGTCGTATCTACAAAGTATAAATCTGCTTCTATATCTTCAAAAGTTCCAGTAGATACTACCGAACTTCTACCCTGAAAAGAAGATAAGCTAATGACTGGTCGCATTTTAAGCACGAGGGTATCTTTACCGACCCCATCATATTGTTCTTGAGTATAAGTTGTGCTTGCAAAGTGGTGGTCACGAGCCAGTGAGCAATAGTTTTCAATAAATAAAGTCGCCTGATTTATTTTCCTTTTAATCAGGTTATCTTTGCTAGTATCGCCAGCATCTATTCCTAGCGACTCTTTAACGTCTGCGACTGTGGTTAGAGCGTAACTTAGCAGGTCTGCCATTACTTGTCCTGTAATCTGTAGCCGTCATGTCTTTAGTTAGCTGTCCGAATCCCTTATCTATCAGATCGTGGGCTTCATTAGGGGTAACGTAGACTGTTTCACCTACTTTATATTGCTTATGGGGTTTAGTAATCTTTATTCTTCTCATATTTTCCTAGTGCTGGCTGTGGGCTTACCACTCAGGTTAGCCAGCGTAACCTACACGATTTTAGTTCGTGATTAACAAGCTCAACTAGACTGTGCCGATGCCTGCAACTTCAACGATACCGTTGGTTAGTGCAAGTTCACCGTCTACACGAGATTCAACACGAACATAAGTCAGGTTGTTCTCAAAAGCAGAAGTTCCAGCAACAGTAGCTTCAGTTGAAACGTCAACTGTAACACCTTGTCGGTCTGCAATGTAGTAGTCACGGAAGTCTCCAATAAACACTTTACCGTCTCCGATGTCGTTCTGTTCGTAAATAGGGCGACCTCGTAGTACTGGTGATGGACTATTGCCAAGACCAGTTAATAGGTATTGGTTATTGCTATCTTTTAGGGTAGCAATTTTAGCCCAAGTGTTTTTGTTGGCAACAACAACAGCGTTTCCTCTGTAACCTTGTGGCAATTTGTAAAGTGCCTGAATCAAAGTGTCTGCTCGTGATACATCAGTAGCATTTGCAGTCAGAGTTGTGAATGTGTAGTTGTCGATTCCAGTTGGTTTACCAGATCCGTTTCCAGTCCAGAAAGCTTTGTCTTCTTCTTCAGCAAGAGCTTGACCCATAAGGCCAGCAATCATGCTTACGATAGAACCACCTGTTCCCAAGCTGGCATCAGCAACCAATTCGTTAGAAAGGGGTACGATTGATGCAAGTGAGTAAGGTGTCAAGATGATTTCGCCAAACTGAGCAGTAGAGGTGTTTTTAACCGCTGCTTCAGCTCGCCAGAAAGTCTTAGGACGGCTTGCAAGAGTTGGAAGATGGAAAGTATCTGTTGACACAGGTATAACTGTAGCAAGTTGACGCATGATAGTAGCATCTCGTCTATCTTCAACAATCATATTAGCGAATTCTTCAGGAACAAGGTATCCGCCACTAGCTGCATTACCCTCAACGAGGATTTGCAACTTCTGACGATCTTGTCGAATCAAAGCTTCTACAAAGTGTATAGACTTTTTGCTTACTTTAGTGTTTTTCTTGCCCCGTTGTACACGGTCAGCAACTTCAACTGTAACTTCTTCTAGTTGTTTAACAGATACATCACCCATTTCAGCATCGACAATCATCTTGTCTGAACCGCTATGAGTAACTTTTACATCTGAATCAGCTTTATTTAGTTTACTTATGATGTCTTCCATTCGAGTAAGTTTCTCGTCAACTTGACTGTTTGCTTTGTCGGCAATTCTATTAGCCATGTCTTCGATAGCTTTATCTTCGTCAACATCGTTATCTTCAGCTTTTATATCAGCTTCGATAGCTTGTAACTGTTTAGCTTCTTCTTCTGTAAGTGTACCTGCTGCTTGCTTCTCTCTAAGTTCTTTTAATAGACCCATTATAAGTCTCCTTTAAGTTCCGAGATTAGCTTTTCACTAGTTCTCTTAATTAGTTTTGCACGGTCAACCGTCTTTGGACTTTTAGACTCTACAATAAGTAGATCCGAAGTCTTAGCCAGCAATTTAGCTGACTGCAATCTCTTGCTTACGATTTCCTGCTTCGACCTGTGCGGTGCGAGGTATTTCAACCCCTTTACCGCATCACTAGCTTGTTCTAACGCTTCTTGAGCCAGTTTTTTAGTTTCCTCAAGCTCTTTTTTAAGCGACTCGACAGTTTCTTCTGATTCTTCTTCATCATCTTCTCCTACTACTTTATTTATAACTTTCTTTTCAAAACCAGCGTCCTCTAAGCTTTTAACCGCAAGCAAACGGGCTTCTGGGTTTGCCGGAACAGATACTAGACTAATTTCAAACAGTTCAGATTTAACTATACTGTTGCCGTCCATCTCAAGTGGTCTAAACCCTACTGAGAATGAGTTAAGTATGCCATCAGCCATAAGTTGCTTATATCCCCTAAGTTCTTCTGTAGCTTCTGATATAAACCCCTTGAACATTAACTTGTTGGCGGTCTTATCTATCCAAACTCTAGTTGCTTTGCCGATAGGTTTAGTGTGGTCGTGCATATATAAGAGGATTGGATTCTTTTTAAAGTTCTTTAGATCCCAACCGTTCTGTAATACAACCTCGCCCTGCCTATCTTCTACTTCACTAGATGCTACAGCCGTAAAGACTTCTGCATCTTTTTCTTTTATCTCTGCTTTTGTATATAGTCTGTCCATTTTATTCCTTTTACATTCCTTATTGAACCTTATTTTTGTTTCTCGTCAACAACCACCACTTTTTCCAACCCTTGTAATGCCTTGATAGCTTCGTGTACTTCAGCGTAAGGTCTAGTAGATAGATACTGTAGTAGTGCGTTTAGTAGTTCTTCTTTAATTTTGTATTCCATAATTCCTCCTTAATATAAGTTATTTACTGTGCCGCCAGCGTCCTTGTAGACGAGTTTACTAGCGTCTGTTGAGTAATAAACTGTATCGTTTGCTGCAGCACTATCTGCCATACTAGCTGGCTTCATAGCACCTGTCTGGTCAATGCCCCATAATCTCGTACCCGATGTATTAACTGCGTCAAACAAATTACCTGTCTGTGAAGTCTGTGCTTTAGCTTGAATAGTGTTAATTGTAGCGTCTGCACTAATCAGTCCACTTTCAGCTTGCACCTGCAGTCTAGCTTTACGGGCAAAAAAGCCCTGGTCTGATGAAGCCATAGTAATTGTAGCGGCATTATTTGGTGCGTTCTCTGTAAGGTAAAAGCCGATTATTCCGTTTGATGGGGTCTTATAGCTGTTAACAGCAACCGCATCACTATATAGGGTAATGTTGTTAATATTATTACCATTTCGCAAAACTAGA